ATACTTCCAACCGATCGGTGAGAATTGGCGGGCCGGTCGGTCGACCGCGGGCCGGTCGGTCGACCGCGGGCCGGTCGGTCGATCGCGGGCCGGTCGGTCGATCGTGAGGCGGGTCGGTCGGTCGGTCGGTCGGTCGGTCGGTCGGTTGGTCGGTCGGTCGGTCGGTCGGTCGGTTGGTCGGTTGGTCGGTTGGTCGGTCGGTCGGTCGGTCGGTCGGTCGGTCGGTCGGTTGGCCGGTCGGTCGGTCGGTCGGTTGGCCGGTCGGTCGGTCGGTCGAATTCAACCTATCAAATCACCCCCTGCTAGAATCGCCTAGGATCGATTCTGGAGGCATGCTGGACACAATCGGATAATCGGGCCGTCAACCCGTTGGCGCGTCCCCTGGACTATCCTAGGCGATTCTAGGGGGTATCGCCTAGAATCGATTGTGGCGCCTTGCTGCAGCATGTTAGCCACAAAATGAGCTACAACGCATTAGAACGGATTATGACGGATTATAGCATATACAGTACTATTGGCGGGTGCAGTCGATCTCGCCCCCCGTGTTAGCCACCGGGTCACCCTGCTATGGTTATACATACTATACTATAGGTGGTATGTTTCAAAGCGGAATAGGCCAGAAAGTGGATTTTGGGGGAAACCAGGGGGAAACCCGCGGGTCAATCGTGAGGTGGGTCGGTCGACCAACCGGTCCGCGGGTCGTGAGGCGGGTCGTGAGACGGCCGGTCGGTCGATCGTGAGGCGGGTCGTGAGGTGGGTCGACCGGTCGGTCGGTTGGTCGATCGTGAGGCGGGTCGGTCGATCGTGAGGCGGGTCGGTCGGTCGGTCGGTCGGTCGGTCGGTCGGTTGGTCGGTCGGTCGGTCGGTCGACCCGGTCGGTCGAACTTTGGCGGCGACTGCAAGAACTCCATGATAAGTTGCCTGGCGATCTATGGGGGCAGATTCAGCAAGAGCACCTGGCGGCGTGTGAGTTACTGGGTGACAGCCCCCAACCAGACTTACCCCCGAGCGCGGACAAAGCCACATCCACAAAGCGAGGACGCAAAAGAAATGCAGACCACGATAAGCGGCTGGCCGGAGAATACACGAAGGCTCTTAACGATGGCACATGTGAGTCACAAGCGGCCTTTGCCAAGTCCAAGGGCATGAAGCCACCGGCTTTCAACAAGCTTTTGGCTCGCGTTCTCAAGGTCGAGGGCCCGCAAAAGCATTGAATTAATACGTTGCCTGCACTTTTAGGCAACGCTCTGTCAAAAAACTTCAAAATAATTTGACCACCATAAGCCCGTATTTTGCGGGCTTTTTCTATGCGCCTCACATTTTGTAGCGTTGAATTAAATCGGCCGGGAATTAATTCAATTTTTCAACGGTTAAGTATCCGCACGTTACTGGTTTCTTACTTTTACCAACGTGAGGTATCCCATGGCTACTGCCGCTAACACGGCCACGCTCGTCAACGAAAAACGTGCGGCCGAGATCCTAGGGGTCTCTGCTGGAACCCTATCCGTCTGGCGTTGCACACGACGCTATCCCCTGCCGTATACGAAAATTGGCCGCGCCGTCCGTTACCGCGTGGCCGACCTGGAAGATTTTATTGCCGCCAGAACCGTGGGCAAAGAGGTGTCGCATTGAGCACCTCCACCTCAGACCTCCGTTGGCTCACTCCCCCGAAAGTCGCCGCACAGCTCGGCGTCTGCGTGGACAAGGTCCATGGCTGGATCAAGCGAGGCGAACTTCGCGCCGTCGACGTATCCGAGCAGCCTGAAAAGGTCGCCCCCGGTTTCGCATCGCATACCCTGTAGTTGTCATGGGTGTGAGCAAAAGCTTGTACTTGTAATTCTTTTTGGATACTGGGGACGGGCCGAAAATATCCATGATCATGCTGATAGGCCGATTCAATGCCAGAATATTTTTGAAGTGCTTTCCGACTCTTGAAACGCATGTACGTAATCAGCGCGGGTGCTTTTTGTTTGGCCACCCATCGCATAGCTTGTAGTTGGGCGCCATTAACTCTATCATTTTGCCCCCAGACCACCTTAATTCGATAGGCCACAACATCGGATAAAACACCCCGCGGTTCTACGAATTTCTCTAGATTCGGATTGATTGTAATGATTGACGGCAAGCCGGGTTTGATGATTTTTTTTGAATTCGAATTGATGAAGAAATCGCGCCCCACTTTGCCGTGTTTCTTTAGTTCTTTGAATTCGCGTTTTGTCATATTGAAATTGTTTTTCTCGCCAACACGGACCACCTCTGTAATAATTGCATTGGCGCAAGTGAGTAGGGAAAATAAAGCTTTCATAATTCTACTTTCAAAATGGGGTGTTGTTATTGTGTTCGTGTGTTCGTGTGTTCGTGTGTTCGTGCTCACGATCGAAAACAAAATCAGAACCGTACATAGTCATAATGATATTTTCGATAACGGTTTGCGCCCCTCAGGTAATTACAAATATAGGGGGACGTGATACTAAAGTCAATAGGGCTATATAAATATTTTCGGTATTCGTCGATAATGGTCTCTAGTGATACTGAGAATATTTATCTGGTTGGAAGCCGATCAGCCGAATATTCGATCACTATACAGTCGTATACTGCTAGTCATTCGATCACCCTATACATCCGTATACGTGGCCGGCCGTCCAGTGATGTACGACCGTATACATGCCACCTCGGAACTAGAGCGACTAGCCCACCCCCTCCGCCGGCGGCTAGTAGTCGAGAGCCGGCCTGTACCCCCACCTACCACTTCGTGGGGAGGGGTATGACTGAGCCCTACCAGAAGTGGGGGTATGACGATAGTGCCCCCTATATGCCCTCGAAAATACGCAAATCTCTGTAAGTGAGCGAGGTTTAAGGGGCGAGGTTTAAGGCGGGGTTTGACGGCGGGGTTTGAGTGAGCGAGGTTTAAGGCGGGGTTTGACGGCGGGGTTTGAGTGAGCGAGGTTTAACTGGGAATGAGAAAATATCCAGAAGGTATTGACAGCATCAGCCGACTTGATACAATACGGAAGATTCAACCAATCACCCCCATACACAAGCGGGGTTTAACATGATCCACCTTACACTCATTGGCTTACATGCCGGTACACCTGATCGACCAACCAATCCAACCGACCAATCAACCCAAACCTAACTACGAAAAGAGACCAGACGATGATCATGACCAATCTTGACCGAATCGAGCGTGCCCGCCAAATCATCAACGCCCATTACGAGGGCGACGCCGACGTGAGAGGCAGCTGCGTGGATTGCATCGCCGACATGATGCATCTACTCGCTTTTACTGTCGGCGAGGGAGTTATCAGATTGCAGATCGACGATGCGGTCGGTCGTACCCGCATGCATTTCGAAGATGAGTTCAGGGTGAAGCCTGAGGTGCCGTTCACCCGCTACCACACTTTGCTCGTTCGCGACCGCGAAAATGATATGCAATGGTCGCAGGAGTTCGGCGATGCGGATCGTGATGTAGTTGTGGCTGAACAAGAGGATTACATCGAGCACGATCGCCGCCGCCAAGATTTGCAGATTGTCGAAAGCGACGGTACTCAGGCCGACATAGAACGCATCGTGTCCGCGATCAACGCCCCTCGTGATCGTTTCGAGCAGGCCCTGGATGTGGTTAATGCGATGACTGAAACTGTTCCCGAAATTCGATCGACCGACCAGTACATCGATGATGCGATCAGCGGCAAGGATCTAGTGCGAGCGGGCGTGGACCCCGACGATTTTGAGAAATTCGCGACCGGGTATCTCGAGTCGATGGTGTCGTGCGAAAGCGATGCCGATGGACAGTACCTGTACACCTGCACTCTGGATTTCCTAAGCGACTTCGAACTGGAGCATGAACTAGGTCGACGAGCCCGTCAAGATTGTATCGCATGGCTTGAAGGGGTCCAGCCGTGGTTCCGTACGGATCTTTCCCAGGCCGGATTCAACTTCTGGAAAATCAGAAATGGCCTGGGCGACTTCCTGCCGGGAGATTGTGCCGAGGATCAGTCGGATAATATGTCGCACCTCGCCCGCGATGTGTTTGGCCCATTGGTGATCATCATCGATGCGCCCAACGCCCAGCACAGGCTGCCACGGCTGCGTATGGAAGCCGGGCAGTAGTTGTCCGACTCAGACGTCGCCCGCTGTGCCGCGAGGCCTACAGCGGGCACGCCTGGGCCGTATGGCCAGGATTACGATCACCCCACATATGAATGAGGTTTAACCATATCGACCATCCAATGCGATTCACTTGAGGAACTGGCCAGGGTATGTGCTGTCTTGGCTGAAGAGGGCGTGCCGTTCAAGGCCAAGACCCAGTACCTAATCATCGAAATCACAGGATATTAAAAATGAACAGAGACGAGATCGAAAAACATGCCTGGAAGCACGGCATCGAGCCTGCTCGAGCCAAGGGTGGATATTGGGTGCATGCCAAGCTGGTCGGCGCATGGTCAGCGGTTTGTGGCCATGCACCCTCGGCCCCCAAGGGCATTTTGGTGCGCGACCGATGCGGTTGGCATCGGATAGTGGGCACCGCGAAACAAGTCAACTGTCCGAAGTGCCTGGCCCGGCTTGCGGTATTTTCCGACAACGAACCCCGATACGATATTAAGTAGTTCCCCTACCCCCTTTTAAAATCAATCTACACACACGAACGAGGATTAAGACGATGAACACAATCAGGAACATCATCACCAACGAGTGGGCCGTCAGCGTAACCATGTGCGGTAACGATGAGACGCTGCTCGACAGTTACGACATCGACGAGGATTACGTCCCGGCCGAGGTAGTGGCCGAGGCCTGCGAGAATGGCTCCAACGTCATATACGAGCGGGGTTTGGTCTGCTCCGCCGATTGCCACTTCAGCCACTGGCATGGCGGAAAGTTAGACGATCAAGCGATCTCGCCTTGGCAGCTGAGATGTGGAATGTTCGTTGCCGCGTTCTACCGTCGATCGGATCTTACCGTGCTCGATGGTATTGTCATTGAGGATAGCGGTTGGGGTGCCGTAATGCGTCTCCCCACCGTCCCCCGTGCGATTGTCGATGGCATCCAATCGGCCCTCGAGCAGGCCGATAAGGCGATCGCCTGCACCATCGAGATGTACACCGTTCGGCGTGGGTCCACCAGGATTTCGCAAAGGTCGGGCTCTGGCCGGCAGCGGGCAACTACGCGCACATGAATGGGGTTTAACTTCCAACGAACAAGGATTTATTATGAGTTCTGCACGCAAACAAGTGACGATTTACCCCTCGGCTGCCGCGAGGATCATCGTCGGCAATAGCTCCCCCGGCTGCAACTCCGCAATTGAGTGCTGGGTCCGAGCGATTCGAGAGATAGAACCCCGCATGAAGATCTCGAGGGCTGAATGGAACTTCCTGGCCGACGTCCTGAACGGCTCCCTGGCCGACCATACGTGGAATGTCGTCGCGTTTTGCCAGGATATCCGTGATGCCAACCAGATCGGTGGCCTCGCGAAGAAGTGGATCGTTAACAACGGAGACGCGGCCCTGGCCGACCTGTTGGATCGGATCAGTATCAACAATCCGATCTACATGCAGTACATCCTGCTGGCTGTCAGGCACTACTGGGCCAATTGCGATGCGATCGATTTGAAGAAGGATGAATGGTGGACGGTCAACTGGTGGCTGTCTGCCGCGGCCGAAGGATGATACACTGCAGAGAGATTGGTCAGCCGTAGCGACATGCGTGAGGTTTAACCGGGCATTGGTCGTGCCTGCACTCACGACAAATTGCTGCCATGGCCAGGCGCCGGGCTGGGTTCCGTTGAGGTTTCCCAGCCCGGTGCCATTTCTTGGGTGTGAATCTCGGACATCGAGTCGAGTCGACCATTTTTCATTGATTTTGGTTATGTCGCCGGGGCATTATTTTAACCACCATGCGGCAAGCTTATCGATGATCGCTACGGTTGCGATCGCCGAGACTGATGCAAGTATTGCTCCCACCCCTGCAAGCACAACCAGCTGTAGATAATTCAGTGTGAACATAGAGATCTCTCAACAGTAGACGTCACTGAGTACTGAGATTTTTATGCGACCGATCAGGACATCAGCACAGTAGACACTCTTTTCGACGCCAAGCTCAGGTAGATCTAAGCATCGCTGGAGAACATTGGTGATGACCAGCGAGACATGATCGGCCCCAGGCCCAGGTGGCCCCTTAGTATCGAGCTTCCGCTCTCGCCAGGTTGCGACTGCGCCGACGATAAACCCTCTGGTCGGAAGGCTGTCAAAGTTCCCCGACCAGATAACCTTGCGATCGGCAGCATTTGAAATGGTTACGTTGTAAAGGGTTTTTACTTCCATAACTCCCTCCTCTGGGCTATTCGTTGGTTAAACAGTAGCGCATCGAGTTCGGCGCTGGCGTAGTTGCACCTCATTTCGCTCCCTGTGGCCTCGGGCTGCAAATCCGACTCCTCGGCTAGGTAACAGGCTAGCCGCCTCTCAGCACGCTGCTGGAGCTGCCTCACCCGCTCTCTGGTGATCCCGAGGTCGTTGGCGATGGTCTGGAGCGTATCCTTTTGCCAGTATCGACGATCGATTATCTCCTGCTCGCGATCGGGGAGAAGGAGCATTGCCTTCCGGATTCGCTTGTGATCATACTCTCGCTGCTCGGCCACTATGATGGCAGCTTGCCCACCGTCGTCGCGGTTAGCATGGACCAGGGGCTGAATCGGCTGGGTCGCCGGGTTGGTGGGATCGTAGTTCCCGTACTGGCAGTGCGGAATGTGGATGACACCCTGGTTTTTGGTGCATCGCATCAGGTACGACCATATGTGCCAGTGAGCATAGGTCGTGAACTTCGACTTTGCTGGGTCGAATAGGTTTATTGAATTGAGCAGCCCACAGAGCGCGATTTGGACTAATTCGACCACCTCGATGCCGTAATTTTGCATGTCGCGGGCCTTTACGTACCAGCTGGTCGCTTGTTTGATTGCCATGGGAACGCAAGACATAAACAATTCGTCGCGAGCGTCGACGTCACCTTCCTTGATGCGGGCAACCAGGTCGACTTCCTGTTCGTGGGTTAAGCGTGGGCAATTGCCCTGCGTCTCTTTCTTGAGGATATTGAGTAGATTGAGTAGATCCATTCGATTCTCGCCGAGGGAGTTGGGGAGCCAAAACCGTGAGGATACTATGGGGGGTGGGGAGGTTGAGCTACCATCTTTTTTTTGGGCAGGTTTCGGTGCAGAGCTTGGCCTTGTTGAACATGGCCACGCCCGTGAGGTTCAACCGGCATCCGCACTCCCGACACCGCTGCTCGTCGCTCGAGTAGCAATCGTCGGTATATGATTCGCAGATCGCCACAACTCTCGCGACTTCGCTGTCTGACCGTATCGGCCGACCGGCTCTCACCCACCTGGTGATCGCCGCGGCCCACTGTCTAACGTGCTTAGGTTCCCAGCCGAGGCGTTCACATTCCACTTTGAGTTCTGCTTCGCGGTGTTCGGCCTCGGCCGCGGCTCGAGCTGCCGCCTCTGCTGTCTGGTCAGATCCGATCAACTTGACCCGTTCGTAGAATTCTTCGGCCGTGCAATTGGAAAATGTTTTTGTTGTTGAGTCGTTGCAGGTCATGTTGAATCACAAGTTGGAGCAGCGCAGGTATTCGTGTCGATGCAGGCCAGGAACGATGCGCTGACGTTGTCGAAAAATCCACAACAGTAAGAGTTCGCGCCCCAATCTGTACCGGCAGCACCATTGGTTCCGGCCGTTGCGGTGTTCCCAGTCGAACCGTTGTTACCATTGCTTGCGGCTGTAAGGGTTCCAGCAGATCCGGCCGTCCCGCCCGAGCCTCCCGTACCAGCCGTGCCTCCACTGCCACCCGTGCCGCCGTCGTTTTTCGTACCGGCCGTACCGGCCGTGCCAGCTGTGCCAGCTGTGCCACCCGTACCGGCCGTGCCAGCAGTGTCTCCATCGGCAGCAGCACCACCATTACCACCATAACCTGCGTTACCACCTGGGCCACCGTCGCCGCCGTCGCCGCCAAACCAGTCTCCTCCGTTGCCACCGTTGCCGTTTGTCCCGAACGCGCTGCTATTGCCGCCGTTGCCGCCGACTCCACCAGTACCGGCGGCCGTGCCATTGGTTCCGTTGGCTCCCGTCCCGCCATTTACAGCGTTGCCACCGTCGCCGCCGTCGCCGCCGGTTGCACCCCAAGTACCGCACCATCCGCCAGCGCCACCGTTGCCACCATCGGCACCTTCGAAACCGGTTCCGCCTTGACCGCCGTCGCAACCATGCGACACGCCGCCGACTCCACCATTGCCACCGCTGACTCCTCCATACGAACCGTTTCCGGCTGCTCCGCCATTGCCTGCCGTACCGGCTGCACCGGCTGCACCTGACGTTGCTCCTGCTGCACCATTCAGACCGTCCGTGCCCGCCCCACCATCATCTCCATTCGTGATAGTTATCGAAGCTGTTGCTGCACAATTATTGAAAGTGGAACTGCCACAACCTAAGTATCCAAACGAGCACGGTCCAGGGTGTGAGACTCCGCCGGGTGACGTTGTGTATCCGCTGCAGGTTTGCACCCAAGGCCATGCGCTGCAAAATCCGCCGCGGCCACCGGCTCCACCGGCTCCACCGTCGCCACCTCCACCAGCTCGACCGCCTAACCCGCCAGTGCCACCAGCACTTGATCCGCCGCCGTCACCGCCAGTGCCGCCGTAACCTGTTGCTGATGATCCTACGGCATTTCCGGCTGCTCCGCCATTGCCACCGGTTCCAGCGGCCCCGCCGACTCCACCGTTTCCACCTGCTCCGCCAACCCCACCGACTCCACCAGCACCGCCGTCGCCGCCTGTCAATGAAAGCGAAACCGTGAGGATGTCATCCTTGAATGTCCCGGCGCACAGGTGGTAGGCAGTAAGGAAACCATCAGCCACACCGCCGTATCCGCCTTTGCCGCCAGGGCCACCATCGCCGCCACTTTCTCCGTAACCACCAACTCCACCATGGCCAATTGAGTAACTGCCGCCACCGTTTCCGCCGCTGTACCATGAAGCACCGAGATTATTGAGACCGCCGTCATCTCCAATGCCACCATTTCCTGCTGTCCCGCCGATTCCGCCGGCTCCGCCGACACCGCCGGTTCCACCCGCTCCGCCGACTCCACCCGCACCGGCATCACCAGCCACAGCTGTCGCCGTAACGCTTATGGTGTTGCTCTCGAATGCTCCACCTACATTTGAGATTCCGTATGCCCATACCTGAGCATATGGCCCGTCACCACCTTCACCAGCGATTCTGCCTAATAGACCACCACTACCATCCCCGCCAGTACCACCATTCCCGCCAGCACCACCGTACCCGCCATCGTGATCTGATCCGATGATATAAGATTCGTCCCACCAGACATTGCCGTCGCCGCCGTGGCCACCAGCGGCCCCATTGGCTCCAGCTCCACCGTTTGCACCATCACCACCCTTGCCACCCGTGCCGCCGTTGCCGCCCAACGTCCCATCGGTCCCATCCGTATGTGAGTATGCCGACCAGGTTGCATCGGTCCCATTACCACCTGCCGTGCCTGCCGTACCGGGGTATCCATCGCCGTGCCCGGATACACCATCAGCACCATCGGTTCCAGCCGTGGCTGCTGAACCAGCTGAACCAGCTGAACCTGATGAACCATTCGTTCCATTGGTCCCATTAACTGCAATCGTCGTGTCGGTTTTCCCGGCAGATGCAACTGCCGTTATTGTGTTCTCATGAAAAGTACAACCGATTGCCGGTACGGTGAGACTACCATAGATTGCCGTCGCGTCTGCGAGGTTTTGTATACCGGAAGTTGTATCGGTACAGGCATAAGCACATGAGGCCGTTACTGTTACCCGACAGTATTCAAACAGAGCTGACTGACCAATGCCGTAAAACCCTATGCATGTAATATGCGAAGCTATGTAAGCTGCTGTCGTACCGGTGACGGCTCTTGCGACGATCTCACAATCTTCGAACGCACAGTCATACGCACGCTCAAAAGCGATAAGAGTACAAGATCCAAGCCCACTGACTGTCGATGCGAGTGGGGAGTAGGTGACATTAAGCTCGACATCAATACCATGGAAAATTACACCGACCATGTCGGTGAACGCAGTGTAGGCGTAAGTGCCCGACTTCGCACCGGTGATGCCGATCGTCGGATCAGTTGCACCTGGCCGGACAATCAAGTTGCGGTTGTAATCAAAGCCGGCAACGATTTCATAATCGACTGTACCTGTCAGTACCAATTCGACTTTGGGGCATGTACATACATTGCTGCAAATCTCTCGGATGCAAAGGTCATCAAAGGCCGACTGCAGGTTTACCCAGGGGTCGCCGCTCGTCCCTGTGCCAGTTTCGGCTACATCTCCTGCCGTTGAATTCACGTAGAATTTAACGGATGGGCTGTGCAGTAAGCTGGGAACAATGTCGTCGATGACAACGGTGTGAACACGAGTGGCAACGGACCCGGTGGCCACGACTCGAGTAGGACTGCAGTTTGCGCAGTCGCATGGACAGCAGCAACTCCCTGTGGCCGAATCGGCAACCCCGAATCTGAATATGCAAGCCACTTAGCACCTCGCCTGAATGACGATCCATTCGCCCTCGATCATCGCGACGATAACTCGAGTGCCGTTGCTTAACGACTCACCTGAACTCAGCAACCAGTCGTGGACTGTGATGGTTCCGCCTGTGGTGACCGCCGTGGCACTACTGGCATAGGTTAGGTCGGCAGACAGCGTGGCCTTTTGGATGGCGGCGCCGGCACCGCCCAGTAAAACGACAGCCCACTTGGTGCCTGTGCCCGACTCCTTCCATAAGATGGTTGTCGATCCGGCCCCGTCAGTGAGGTTCGCGGTTACGGCTGTATCTGCTCCGCATGTGGTTGCAGTCGCTAGCGTAATTTCAACTTCGACGATCGCCAGGCCGATGATGCGGGCATAGCCGATGCCGCCGTCGACGATCGGTTCGTCGAGGATAACGAAGTTAGTCGCGTCGTCGGATGTCGGTGCCACGCACTTCAGGACGATGTCGTCGTCTTGGAACGCAGCCATGGCTACTTCATCAGCCGCGTCCGGTTCAAATAGCGGACCGGTTGGCGAGACCACTGCATACCGATCGAGGTCGCCACCTGTATCGTTACGGATAAGAATCCGGATGCCAGAGCCCTTGCCTTTGATCGAGGGTTGCCTGATTCCCTGAGTAGCACGTTCGACGAATTCCGCAGCATCCAACATGCAGTTGAATGACTTGGCCTCGATGTCGACCGGTTGACCGGCTGTTACATGCGGCTGCATTTAGAATCCGATCATGAGGGGGCTGAAGTCGGCATACTCGTATACCTGCTCGACGTATGCCGCCTTGGGTTTCGATACGATTTTCTTCAGGTCAGTGTTTGCACTCTTGTAGTAAATGACCCACATATAATCCCAGCCTCGCTTGGCCGGAACAGTGATATCGCCAACGGGGATATCGGTTGCATTGGGCAATGCCGAGAATTTGTACGTGATCTCGCAACGATCGGGTTCGGTTTGCTGGCCTGAAGCACCGAGGAAGATTACTTCGCCTGGCTCGAATGTCCGGAACGAGTATTTGTTTACGCACGTAGAGAGATTGAACAGATACTTAAGGTAGAACGACGTGACGTTGGCAGGGAGAAACGTCCACTTCTCTGTCCAGGTGTACGCCGCGATCGGCACGTCGACGCCTGACACCTCGCCGTCATAATTGACATTGATCCCGCCGCCGAAATCATTGATCGTTGCAGCGGGGTCACCGATAGGTACTGTCGCACTAATCGTCTGTCGAGTTTGAGTCAGGTGCTGCGTGGCACCTTGGGTGTCAAACGAATATTGTGGTGTCGGCCAGTTTACAAGTTCAGGCTTTTTATTTCCGAATGGTGCGTAATGGGCAACGCCTTCCCATGTCTCATCGGCCGTCTCGTCGACCGTAACGCTGGAGAGGAAGACCTGGCCGACCTGGGCAGGGGCTGCTGCGACGATGGCCGCGGTGGCGTCGGCTTCGACACTCGTACCGGTCACGAGGTAATGGCGAGACGCATCCGACTGTTTGTCGTAATTGTATTCACGCCCGTATTGTTCTGCGGCGACTATGGTCATGCGAATAACAATCCTTTGTTTCGTTTTGAGTCCTTAGCCAACTGCTTGGTGTTTTTATTCACACCCTTAACTTCTTTGTGGATGTCCTTCTGAATGTCATGCCCTTGGAGTGACTGAAGGGCGCGAACATTGAAGATGCCCTGGGAACCGCGTTGGTTCTTTTGGGTTTCGTCCAAATCGGAAAGAGCCCACTTGTCCCTCTGCAACTTACCTTTGAATTCAAATTGCCGTTCGATTTCATCTTTATTTTTGGGGTTATCTCGTAGGGCCTGCCTTTTCTCTTCCGCAAGGAGTTCCTTTGCCGTTTGCCTTTTTAATATCTTCTCCGCCTCCCTATCACCGTGATGTGTCACCAAGTCTAAAGCACCTCGAGCCTTGATTCTTAACATAAGACTTTCGTCTTCGATCTGCTGCGTGTCTCGTGCCTCTTCCTTCTTCAGCTTCTTCGCCTTAACCGCCGCCTTCTTCGCGTGCTTATCTATGATGTTCTGTTTTTCTATTGTGTGAGTATCGTTGATCATCTGTAAAGCTTTTCCGTTGGCACCTTCGGCTTTGGCATCATCGTATGTTCGTCTGTATTTGAGGTACAGCGCTCTCTGCTCTCTCTTCTCGACGTTTTCGATCGACGCGGTCTTAGCATCTTCAAGGTCTTCAATGATATCCTTGTTATCCGCAAGCCATTGTTTCTTTTTGGTTTTCTCCTGCTCATGGACTTCATCTGCAGTCAATGGGATATTTTCGGAATGGTCCTGACCAGGTTGTTGCTGTGATGCGGTCTCGATCGCTTTCAACGCAGCAATCTCCTTTTTCGTCGATCCCGTAGCTTGCTTCAGCCGGGCCTCGTCATCTTTGATCGCCTGTGCCTGGGACTTATATTCCGGAGTGTCCTCGTACCCTTGCCGGCCCCCTCGAGCTTGAGCCATTGCCAGCCTTTTGGCCAAGTCCGCTTTACGCACCGGAATGTTGGCGAGAGCTGCCTCTTGCTCCTTAAGCTGCTCGGTTTTTCTCTTGATGTTTTCCTGTCTATTCGTCGCCTGTTCCTGTCTCTCATTGTCGCGAACTAATCGGGCGGCTGCCGCCGCATCGTATTTACTGTCGCCTGATCTCCCCATAGCACCTGCAAGCTGCGGATACAAACCAATCAGTTCAGCGACCAGGGTCTTCTGCCTCTCTAGTCCCGCTGTTACGTTCCCACCAGCCTTCCGCACCTTCTCGATCGCCTCGCGTTGCTTGTTGATCAGGTTGAGCAGTTCTCGAGCACGATTCGCCTTCTGTTGCGTATCCGTTACATCCTTTCTAAATGCATCTTGCACTGACTTTGCGGCCTCGGCCAGCTCCTGTGTCGTCTTGACCGCTTCGCCTGTGTTCTGTAGGTAAATGTAAACAGCCGCCGCCGCCGCCGCGATTGCGACACCGGCAATCAGCCAGGGGTTGGACAACATACTGGCGAGCGCAACGGTGTTAGCTGTGGCAACCGCGTCGACGAATGCCCAGATCCAGATTATGCAATACTCGACGCCTTGTGCCAGCAGTAAGAAGGCTCCTCCTAATTTAGCAATAGTCGTGCCAGTAGCACCGAGGATCATCAGGCCGACCGCTGCAAGCTTGGCTGCGGATGCCAGGGTGACGGCTGTAGTAACAACCGCCCCCATCGCAAATACGGTGTACCCCAGCGCCCGAACGATTCCTTCGTTGGCTTTGGCGACGACATTCATCCAGTCGGCCAGGTCTTTCATTCCCTGCCCGACCCAGATGATGCTGGAGACTAAACCTGCTCCGACCGTCTTGGCTAGGTCTTTTATCGATTGCCATAATTGATCGACTTTGAATCCGGCCGTATCGGTGGCTTTCCCAAATGCGATCAACTCTTCACCGGCAGAGTTGGACTGCAGCATAAGGTCGTGTTCGTAACCGGTAAGTTTCTGCAAGGCTGGTGCCAGACCAGTGATCGCACGAATATTTGGGAAGGCTGCACCGAGGTCGCCGAAATCAAATTTCGACAATTGTTTAAACACGCCCATCAACCCTACCGCTTTGAGTGTTGAGGTGTGCAGCTCGATGCCCAACTGACGTGCCGCCTCGGCCTGCTGTGGACCGGGCGACATAAAACTGTTGATGATCGCTCGCGCGGCCGTAACGGACCGCTCGGCACGCATGCCGGCACGGGTCAAGGTAGAGATAAGAGCAAGAAGTTCTTCAATCGGGACTCCCGCCGCCGATGCCGTTGTCGCCACCATGCCGATGGATTGAGCCAACTCTTCATAACGGATTTTGCCCCGGCGTACCGTCGTAAAAAGCATATCAGATACATGCGCCGCTTGGTCGGCCTCCATGGCATAGGCGTTGAGAATAGTAGTTGTGGCATCGGCCGCTGTAGCGGTATCGCTAAAGCCGCCTTTAGCAGCCCTCGCCGAAACGCGGAGCACCTCAAGGGCATGTTCAGGCGCAACACTTGCTGAGAGAATGTCATATAATCCTCGGGTTAGGTGATCGGTTGCTTCACCAAATTCCTTAGACATCTCGCGGACAGCTTTAGAGAACTGCTTCAGGTGCCGTTCTGGCTCCATGAGCATCGTAGAGACGTTCGCCATCTGCCGTTCGAATTTGATGTATTCGTTTGCAGAAATTGCAAGAGTCATCCCGCCTGCCAAGGTGGTGCGGGACATAGACGACGCGATCTTGTCGGCCTTAGCAGCGAATGCCCGCAGTCGAGCTTCGGCCTTGGCGAGCTTGGATCGGAATTTACCGTCGCGGAGAAACATTTCCACGTAGGCTCCACCGGCTCGTACTGAAGCTGATGCGGGCATTTGTTATACGCTTTCTGGGGCCGGGAAAATTGTTGCCATCTGGTCCCAAGCGGCCTGGCCTTCGATGACGACGCCACTTGCTTTACTGTCACGATAAGGATGCAGCTCATCGTAGGATACTTTAACTCCTACGGACGACATTATTGCTACCTGGATGGCAACCGTGTGGTCCCATCCAGCCTCCTCGTGAGCCTTGTACATCGCCTCCAGTCGTCGCAGGGTAAACGGTCCAGGGTCGAGGCCTAAGACTCCACCGTATCGGTCTCCAAGATCCCAGACATTATACTTTGGTACTCGCTGTCCAGCTTGGCCAGGAGTCCCTCCGTCATCTGGGCTTCCATTTCCTTGTTGTCCATCGTCTTGTCTTGCCAGATCTCCATCGACTTCCGCATGCGACAGACCTTGTTGTACATCTTGCGGAATTTCTGACGGTGGAGCGGGGGGAAAAAATCTTCGAGGCCCTCGACGATTGCGACCAGGCCATCATCAAGAGAATCTCCGCCGAGTGCTCTGCCGAAGTCCTCGTCTGTGATCTTCAGACTGTCGGCTTCGTCCTTGCAGAGAACATACAGGATGTCGCCCAATGACAGAAGGTTATCCTCGAGGGTGAAGATCACGCCGTTGTCACTGAGGCATGTCAAGTCGACCTCGAGTAACGCCTTGACCCGTCGAAGCGAAGTGTAGTCGACCGGCACCAGCCAGCTGCGACCATTTTTATCTTTAAAGGAGCCCATGAAAAAATCTCAATTGTGTAATTGGTGCGATTGATAAGGAGCCTCACCACATGTGATCAGGTGGTGTTATTAAGTAGGGCCGCGATCTGCAACCTGGCTGTCGTTGATGAGCTGGAATTGCTGGCGACGATCGTGTCGATCGTCGTGGACGCGAGGGGGTTCGTCGAACCGTCGCCGTCGAGGTACGACCAGTCTTCGTCTTCCGTCATGACCTGACGTGCGGCCAATGCTTTTTCGGCTTCTCGATACTCGATGAAACCATCGGCATCCTTGATGATCGAAACGATCATTTCGACGTCGTCGCCTTCGAAGTCGGCGTCGACTTCGACCAGTTCGGTCGCGACCACCGCGGTCGTCTCGCTGGGGAGGACGGCCGAGCCGGCCGTGGACGTGAACGTGACGTCGTCGGTGGCCACCTCGGTAACTTCCGCACCGTATCGCATGCCATCGGCATAGTAGATGTCGAGAAAGTCGCCGACGCTATACTCGTGACCGGTTGCCAGGGTGAGCACGCCAGCGGTGTCACTCGTGCGAGTCGACAGCGTACCGGCGATGCCGACCGGTAGGTCGACGTCGGTCTGGAATAGGGAGGCCGCGCTTCGAGTGGCCTCTGAGGTGAGCTGGATACCACCAACCGTGATTTGCTTGGAGTATCGGCCTGTCTGATAAACGGCCATTGGTATTTTTCCTTTTGAATAATAGTATGTGACAAATGCCCCTGTCGTTTCTGCCCCTTAGTTTTTATTAAACGAATGTCGGGGTCACTGAGGTGTTCGCTGGCTTCAGGGTCACGTCGTGACTGATCACGTCGCCGATGCCTTCCTTGCGAGAGAAGTTCATCACGTTGGCATCGCAACGCAGGCCGCGGCCACTTGCCTTGTCGAGGACTCGAATCGAGATCGCGGTCTGGTTTGTCCAGGCGTTGACGAACGCAGTGTACGCCGAGCTGGACGCTTCTGCGAACATTGTCAGGTTCACCGAGACCGACTTCAGCGTGACGGCCGCGGTTTTGAATCCGCCAGTGTCACGAGTCGTCGTATCGATCTCGTCGGTCGACAGCTCGAGGCTGACGTCGGTGACATTGGGCACGACACTGGTCGCTTCAACGCCAGCGGTGCCATAACAAAATTCAGCATCTTTGCCGAGGAGTAGGGTTGTCGCCATGGGATCAGGGCTCCTTTAAGGGCTAACTGAATTCGTCCAGAACTCAGGATAGCGCGCCATTACTTTCGTTAATGCCGGGCGCATAAATGGCCTCGGCGCGTATTTGCCGGTGATGTATTCGGAGCCGTACAATTGTTCGTTAAGCCGATTGGCCCTTGCGACCTGAGCCGCTGTCCGTAGTTTTATGTAGCGAACTCGCTTCCGCTTTCCGCCAGTTACACTAATCTCGCCGCCACTGCCGATTCTACGTTTCCGCCGTCGCGGGTTGCGGATCTTCTTCGTCCCGCCAAATTCATGTAATGGAGGTACGACGCCCTTGGCCACGCGGAAAGGGAGCGGTCCGACGACAACCGATTCTGTGGCCTGGTCATACGAAAAATCCGACAGCTTCCGCATGAACGGATGCGGCTTAATCGCATGTGGTGGCGTGCCGGGCTTCGACGGTTTCGATTTATGAATCCGCTTTCGCGTGCCTGCCGACTTCTGTTCTTCTTGCGTTTTCTGCGACGTTCGATATCGCATCGATCGTTTGGCAGTCGTTCGCACTGCGGCACCTTGCCGGGACAGCGCTTTGATCTTGGCCTGGTCGACCTTGTCGGTGACTGTCTTGGAGTTGAACCAGGATTCTGTGTTGAACTTAACTTGCATTTTCGTAGTGCATGAATTCCATGCTGATGATCGCCATGAAATATCCGGCGGCATCCATCTCGGGATTGCAAATGGTTTCTCTTGACACCTTCAGGGAGCATACGTTTTCGGCGGGATCGCCCGCAGTGAATGTATGTTCCATGAAGAAGTCAACGACCTCATCAGCCAGGTCGGATAATGACCCCTGGTCAGCCAGGTCCGTCGCGTCAACTTGTTTCTGGATGGCAACGTCAATGACGTTTGTAATTTTGTGGACCCCTCGAGCAAATTGCTCCTTCAGTCTTACCCGTGGGACAGATGTGACTTTCAGGGTTGCCAACTCCTCGAGGCTATAGACCGGCCGGAATGCATACAGCGCGGTGAAGTCGAGGGCAAAACCATGCCCGTTGAGTTCACCCGTAACAGCAATTGCTAGGTCGGTTGCACTGGCCATCAGGCGTCGGCCTCCAATGTTTTCTTAGTGTGAATGCACATTCGCGTGCGGAACGAATCGGTGTATTCGAAAGTAGGGCTATCGGCGAATGACGTAATTTTATGCGTCAACAGGCGGCTCCCTACCTGCAATACAATTACATCATCCGCCGATGGCTCCACTTTGGAACCGGAAATTACCAGCAGGCCGGGTTCGATCAGGAAATCGACGCTGATAGCTGAAATAGCAAAACCTTGTTGGTCGGTGCTCTCGAAGAGTGTCTCGCCGACTGTTGCCGGGATGACTACCGACAGCCCGCCTCGATAATACGTGATCGAGTGACCAGCATTATCGAGTTGAGCTTCAGCGAGGAACTCGAGAGCACCTTCCAACATGATTTTTTATATCTCAAAAAAGGGGGTTACTTAAACGGGGTTCGATCAGGCGGTGGACAGCGCTGTGTCCATGTTGCTGACGACCCGCCAGGCCAATGTCGCACCCAAGAGGACTGCGACCAACGTGATGGCATCACCGGCCACGCCGAACGTGAGCGTGTTGTCGCCGGTCTCGTTGATGGCCGAAGCCGTTGTGACCACCGCATCTCCGACAGCTCGCACGGTCATGACCAGCATGATTTTCTGTCCAGCGAACGTGGGGATCGCCAGGGTGCGAGTCTCGGACGCGGCGGTCGTGAGCAGGCAAGTGCCAGATCCGGTGACCGGGATCGCCGCCGCATCGCCGGGATCAGCGATCGCGTCGGAGAGCGGATCGTAATGCGTGTGTGAAGGCACGCCGATCAGGTTCAGACGGCCGGTCGTGGTGGAAGACGCCGTGGCACCAATGGCAAAGCCGAGGAACCCGTCGCCCGAAGAGCTGGACACGGTGGTTGTGGCTGCACCGGAGCCGGGCGTGCCACCGAGGGGATCGCCGTCATCGTCCCAGTAGATGGCCTCGCCATCAGTCCAGGCACCAGTGGCCTTGGCGACGTCGAATACGCCGCGAGTTGCGAGGGCACCGAGTGCCGAAGCTGCGATCGCCAACTTGGCGATTCGGGCCACTTCACCCGATACGACAACATCGCCAGAGGCGACAGCCAGGGAAGGTGTATGATCGACGGCATCGCCGTCATGAATGTAAGTTGCTTGTACCACTTTGGAAATTCCTTATGTGAAAAAAATGTATTGTAAAAACGAAGTCTGCCCCTGGGTTGGCTAGCCGGATCAAGCAGTGCCAGTATTCATCTGAGCGGCACGGCAGTCCTGCTCCTTCACGCCGAAGTCAAGGAAGCCGCGGAACTGAATGCCCAACGTGTTGAAGTCGGCCTCGGCCGTCTCGACGGTCGGGTTCTGCACGCCGTTGAGGAACGCGACCTCGAGGGCAGCACGACGACGCGGATCGTCAAACAGATACCAGGCCGTGGTCGAGTATCCGGTGATCGCCGAGTTCGACAAGTATGCACTTGAGACGGGGCGATACTTGCTGGTATGAGGGTTACGGTTCGGTTTCGGCTTGTTGGCCGTGGTGGTCTCGTTGACCCCCTTTTCGTTGTACAACAGGTCGGCCGTTTCCTCGAGGTCCACCGGGACGCAGAGGATTTTCGGATCAGCACCCAAGGGTGTTCCGTTCGGCTTCTTTTGCTTCTTGAACGTCGTGACCGCCGTGCTCAGGGCACCAATCGACAGTGCCGTGGCCGCGCCCTCGATCAGGTTGTCGTTATCAGCGTGGAAGAAGCTGTCGGGATTGGACAGGAGCAGGGTCCAGACCGCGGAGTTGATCTTGTCGCCGCATCCCATGCCAATGGCCTTGGGGAGAGCGGAGAAGGCCGACAGGTCGTCGTTGATGATCATCTGACGAGTCAGAGAGAACATCTTGCCGTAGGTCGCGATCTGCTGAGTGAACTGCTCTTCGTCCAGTTCGCCATGCTTCAATTCGCCATCGGCTCCGACTTCCTCGAATTCCATATCCGTCAGCATACGATGACGGGTATGCTGTTTGAAGTCGTTGACGCTGGCAATCGCAACGATTTCACGCCAAGTTTGCTCGGAGTAGTTGAACCCCTCGAGCAGCATCTTGTTGGCGGAATCCTGCAGGATGAGCGGCAGATCGACGGTCGAGAACGAAGCCCGAATGAACTCCGTGCCGAGGCCTGACCAAGCGGGGAGCTGTCGCCCTTCGAGCGAAGCCGCGGACCGCATGAAGTCGCGGATCGAGTTGACGCGATTCTTTATCGCGAAGTCGGTGGGTTTCTCGCCGTAGTTGGCGGCGACTTTGTCCTCTGCCATGCCGCCGGAAAAGCAGAACATGGCGCGTAACGAAGCAGACGAACCTTGGCGATCGACGACGTGCGCCGCCGGTGCCGAGGGGAGTTCGGCCTTCATGACCTCGAGGGTCAATTTGTCCTCGGTCCAATCGTCTCGCACCGCCTGGGCCTGCAACTCAGGATGATTTACGCCGATCTTCGCGACCATCGCAACTCGTTCGAAGTGAGCCGCGGCTTGTTCCTTCTGACGCTCGAGGGCGGTGGGTTCTTTCGGCTTCGCGACGGGCGCTGCCGGCTCGATGACTGCCACCGGTGCGACGGGATCGATAACTGCCGCCGGAACGACGGGCACCGCTGGATCGACGGGCACCGCTGGATCGACGACTGCCGCGGGGGCGACGGGTTTTGTTGGGGTGATTTTACTTACGGGCACAACATGCTCCTTCTGGAAATTTAGTAACGATTGTGGGGCATTGCGGAACCCTTCAAGGCTCGCGAATGCTTTCATGTCTTGGGGTTCGGTAACAGTATCAACGAAGCCGTGTTCCTTCGCCTCTGCTGCTGTGAACCAGGTCTCGTCGTCGAGCCAATTTGAGATCGTGTCCACATCTTGCCCGGTACGGGTTGCATATGTGGTCACCAGTGAATTCTTTGCCTTACGTAACATCTCTGCCGCCTTGACCATGTCGCTTTCGTCGCCAGCTGCGACGGACCATGGATTGTGGATCATGATCAAGCCGTTTTCGGCGATCGATATCTCTTCGCCAGCCATGGCGAGCAACGATGCGGCCGAGGCTGCTATGCCGTCGATCGCAACGTCACAACCGCCTTTGTGGCGGCACAGTGCGTTATGGATGGCAGTCGCCTCATGAACGAGCCCGCCTAGGCTGTTAATCCGAACCATGACTCGTGCGTTGGGGGCCTGGTTGAGTTGTTCGACGATGCTCTTGGCCGTAATGCCATTGCCATCCCAATCCTCGTAGCCGATCTCGTCATAGATCAGCAGCTCGAAGGCCTCGGCTGTCTGGTTCCGGATCGCGAACTTAAAGTTGCGGGACGCACTATCGTACGTGGCCAGGTCAAACGCAGCACTGTTTTTGATTTGGAGGTTGGGATTACTTCTCATCTTTTTCGTCGTCCTCATCTTTTTCGTCACTGGGTACAGGTTCGACCACCGCGGTGGGACCGTATAGTTTTTCCTTGATCAGTTCACGAAGTTCGTCAACCGTAATGTTCAACGCGTCGGCCTGGCGGGTCAGCTCGACCTCGTAGTCCTTGCCCTCTTTCGCGTATTCGGCGGGCAGGGTAGTCGAACCGTTTTTCAACTTGACGTTTTGGGCATCAGCTTCCTTTTTGGGGTCCGCATGCCCAATGCCATCCCAGAACCATTGATGCGGGATCAATGGCTTGAACTTAACGCCCTTCGGGAGTACGCCGGGGATCAACCTGGCCATCGATAACCAGAGTTCGAACAGTCGATCGAGGACGTCCAGCTGGATGTCGTGACGCTCGATCTGTACTGTTCGTTGGAATGCTTGGATGTCGAGCCGGCCACTGGCATAATTGTGATCACCAGCGTATCCCGAAGCGACGATCAGAGGCATGCTGACGCATCGTGCCATCTGTCGTAGCATCTGTTTCATGAAGTCCGCACATTCGGAAGTCGGATGCTCGGCCCGCAACTGCGTCGGTTTGAACCCGAAGGGGAGCACCATGCCGATATCTCGCTGGGGCAGGTCCACTTCGTCCAACGGATAGGAGATTACCTCCTCATTGCCCGCCGCCGTATCGGCATCACCGTACGGGTCGGGCTCGTCAGTGTGGATCAGTAGGGAGAAGCTCGCGGCCTTCTCTGCAGCCGACACGACAGCCAGCACGTATCGCCGCATGTCGGCAAATAGCATCAAGGCTGGAGTCAATTCGGGGATACCACGATGTTGCCCAGGCCGGTCCTCGCGGAACATATGCACCATCGACTTGGCCGAGATCGGCGTCGGGTCATTGGTGATATTGAGGATCGATGTTTCGCCTGGATGCTCGGGCAGCAAGTGGTAAGTCTTGGGGTTGCCGTCGCCATCGAAGTCGATGCCGTCAACCGCATTTGTTTTGTAGTCGTACGGCGACGGGCCGTGCGAGATCTGGTCGGCCTCAATCAATTTAAAATCCAGCGGCACCGGACCGCTGATGCCGCTGTTGACGATCATCATCAAGAACGATTCGCCATCAACGGCTTTTGTTCGACGGGCGGTTCGAAGCTTACGGGCTGCTCGAGTCGAGTTCAACCAGGTGTTGAATGCGGATTCGACCCTGCGATTGTCTTCGCTATTTGCGGTCAAGAGCTGCAGCCGCGGACCGGTGCCAACAGTCTCGTTCGACAGCGACAGCATCATGCCGGTGGCGTCGGAGTTGTTCGCTACTTCATATCTCGATCGATTGCGAAGGACTCGCCGCACTCCCGCGTTGTTGGCCGCATCAGCAGACAATGAATCAACCAGAGCCCAATGGGTCAGGTTGTCGGGCGATTGACGCGCAGCGTCATACTTCGCAGATGCTGGCCGAGCCCCGACCTGCATAACGCGATTATTGCCTCGATTACGAATCCGGTTTGCCGGTTTCGAGCGAGAGCGGGAACTAGGTTTGCGGGGAGGGACGTGGACATTCACGCGTGTGGTCCTCGCGTTTTAAAGCGGAAAAAGCGGATACCCATGTTGGCCCGCTTGATCGTAGATTGTCTACCTAGGTACTTGGCCGCTTCAATCTGCTGGGTCAGGTCATGCTGTTTAGCACGGCCATCGGCAGTTTGAATCTCTTGCACTTTGGCAAGGTTGGCGGCGATGGTCTCGGCTGTAGTCGTCATACACTATCGTGTGTAGCGATTCAGCGGATAGCAAGAGCGAGACGTTAATAATCGAAAAGTAATTACGTATCTGTAACTTCTGACTGGATTCGTTCTCGAGTCTGGAATCGTCGACCGCAGTAACGACACTCACGGAGACGTACAATCTGATGCTTGGTCCGGTGGCGAGTGTAGACTACCTTGAGATGCCGGCAGTGGCACCGCGGGCACCGAATGCCCACGCCAAGTGGTTCGCTGTCGGTCATTTAGATTTCTTCCGTTTCTGGTATTCGGCCAGTGAGATTCTAGCCCGACGTTTATGTTTTCCACCAGAGGTTGCCAGCTTCACGCCGATCAGGCTGGCCGCAACGGCAGCCCCAGCGACATTGTCGAGATAATGGTTTTCACGGTGCTCGGGGTATTCTTTCCATTCATCAACTTCCCGGCCGCGGCCGAATGTTCGAATTCGGTACTCACCATGCAGCTGCTCGGCAAACATCTGGTGTTCAACTGGATCTGCCTGGAATAAAGCCAGGCTACCGGGGTCACCCATCGATGTGGCAAACCGGGCATGGATGAACGACTTAAAGTGATTGACGTCGTAGAGCAGATGCCGGGTTGTTTTGGTCCCTCGCTTTCGAGCGGGCACTCGCCAATTATTCCCCACCAGGTCGCCGCGTTTTTTCACATACTCGTTGAATGGTTTCGAGGAAGCTGCCCCAGCCTGGCCGTGGGCTGGCATCAGGATGCTGGCATGTGGTGACTGGCGGCAGAACTGATAGACCGCATCAGTCGATCGACCCCAGTTCGCATCGACAAGACATTTGTTGATCCGCAGTGGGGAACCGTCGTCGCGGAACCATTCCTTGGCCAATGTTTTTTTCGTTAACGCATCGAGGCCAGCATAGAGACTGCCCTCGAATCCGGCACTAGGGTACTTAAGGGCCAGCGTCTGCCTGGCCGTGGCTGCGGTGAAGTACGGAGCATGCTGTTCAGGATACGTTCCATAGTCGATGACGTCGCCCGTGAACCCCTCGCCCCAGGCTACAACCGTGTAGTACAGCAAATTGAGCTGGACATCGATGTGCATGGTCAGCCACTGGGCCTCGGTCCGGATCTCTTTTCGTTTCATCCCGTTGACCTTCTTCGCGATCTCCGATGCGGTCAAGATCGTGACGTCACCAAGGTTATCCTCGAGAGGTGAGTTCTGATATTCCGCCGCGAACACTCGTTCGTTCTGGAATTTCTTATTCATCGCATGCTGGATCGCCGACAGTTCATCCTCGTCGTACCGCTCTTCCCACGCGATGATGGCACCGAGGTCCATGGCAGCTCGATTCTCGCGATAGAACTCCGTTGCCGGCTCGATGCCTTTGTCCTCTTGTAGCGACCGAATCCGAATCCGGTTGTAATCCTCCCAAATCTTGATGTCATTGGGGAACGAGTAAACCATCTTGGTCCGTTGCCCTTGCCACTGCGGATGCTTCTGCCGATCGAGGACATTGTCGGCCATGTCGCCTGGCCGGATCACAGTGCAGGGCATCACGCCCGCTATCTTCTTCCCAGGCCCCGCCAGGCCGAGTACGGCTCCAGCTACCAAATTCTCGCGGGTGGCACACTGGAGCGGGCTGCGGGCCGAGTCGTCGGTCTGTGGGTCGTCAAGGACAACCAGGTCAGGTCTCACGACCCGACCATCCGGCCGTTTCCAGTTCATCCCGCGAATCTGGCCGGTTAGGCCGACGACACGGATGACAGCACCGCTGGATTTACTGTCCTTGATTGTGGGTAACGTGATCTGCTTACTTGTCCAATTGATCAACGTCCGGACACCAAACTGCAGCTGGCCAGTGGTTCGGTTTGCAATTCCCTCGAGCCGATTAATCGGATAACAGACCTCGGGGAAGTCCGCGGCTAGTCGAGTATTGTTTTGGATCTCCGACTTAATCGATACAAGCATGTTCTCGGCATGTCGTTCCTCCGGTCCGATGATCGCGACAAAGTCCCGATAGCCGTAGAGGATTGCCCAGATGCATGCGATCTCGCACATGCACGTCTTGCCGGAACCTCGAGGCATCGCCAGGGCGAACAATCCGCCTTTGCGAACCGATTGCTCAATTCGCTTTGCGGCAAGCCCTTGGTCCTTCGACCAGGCCATGAAGAAAGTGTCGGGAAAGTATTCACGACAGAAGAACAAGAAGTCTTCCGCCGCCTTTGCTTTCCGACGAGGAGCAAGGACCGGCGGGAGCTTTCCTATGTCACGGCCAGCTTTTGACGCTAGCGCATTCCGTTCACGCGCAGCTGCCTTATGGGCTTCGTAACGCGCGTCATCAGAGACAAGGGATTTCGGCCGTGCCAATCGATCACCAAAAAAAAGAAGGAGGGAGCCAGGGGCTGCATGTAGTTTCAAGACCGCATGCAGCTGTTTCTTTGCACTTTAAAAATAAAGCCTATGCATTATTTCTGATTGCATTTCTGCCCGTACATTATCCAATTCGCCATCAAGTGATGGCACAGAACCGCCTAATAGCTTCAGCAGTGTAACGTATTGCGTATCCACGACGCCAGCGGCGAGGCCCTCATAATGCCGCGTATCGATCGGACCGCCTCCACCTGGGTAAGTATAGCAACAATCACGCCCATCGCCGCCGCCATCCTCGTCCGTCCAAATGTCGGGACCATCGGGAGTTTGATAAGCGTAATTGCAGCATCCGGAAAATCCACTATCTACTAATTCCAATCCAGACCGTCGACGAACCCTGTCTGGTAATTGGGACGAAGAAATTTCGTATCTCCAGACATCCACACCCATATTTCGCCACGATGCAATTATTTCGGGTAATCCTGCTTTTTGAGGATACCCTTGATTGATGACTGCGATGTCAATGCGTCCATCAGCACGTTCATGTAGATCATGGATGTGTGGCCAGTATGTCGTCGCTAAAATGCCGACATCATACTTACTAGCCAAGGACCAATAGGGGAATTGCTCGTTAACCTTTTTTCCATGGGCTTCATCTGTGGCATAGCCATAGATTTGCTTGATACCTAATTTTTCACATTTAAGTTTAGCTTTAAGGAATTCGATTTCTCTAGTTTGTAAATCCGTAACCCCAAAGTTAAGCCCCACGTCAAGCCTCGAGTGAAACAATGGATCAACACACACACCAGCCAATCGTCGCAATTTTATTGCATCCTCGAAGTAGGGGCTATCAATAAATTCGTATATTGACGGCTGCGTTATGCCGTGGGCTTTCATGTTTTTCAAATCGGCAAAATAATCCCTCTTCGATTTAACATGCTGCTGTAATTTTGGGGCCACATTTGGGTCCAAATGGGCACGATAAAACATGCTGTAAATCATGTCCGACGCAGGCAAGGTGAACGGCAAAACATTAATCTCAACCGTGACTCGTTCTACAATTTCACCACCTACGGACAATGCAAGACTGAACTGGTAATCACCATGCGTACAATTGCTTGGAACGACGATGTCAATCCAGTATTGCTGAGTGTGGTTCGCCGGTAGATCGATGGGCTGCAATACCTCGGCGTCGACTTGATCGGTAGGATATTCATTCACGCCCACAGTGGACGATGGCACAACGAAACGAGGATCTTTCACCAATAGCTCGGACTGTAAGATCGGCTTGGGGGTCCAAACGGTTGAAACCCCCGCCTGCCACCAGACCATCGCGTAACGAATATCGATCGACGGCATCACATCACGATAGATTTCTCCGGAGTCAACCGCAATCCACTCGCCACGAACGGTCAGTTTATCCAATGGCTCCTCAGACCATACGCAAAAGGATACCGCTCGCCTTTCACCTTTTGCTACACGAACACATTGTCGCACACCACCATCATTAAGTGATGGTGGTGTGCTTGGAAATATATGAGTATCAGATATGGCCTGAACCGGCCACGTTTGAATATTCACGCTACGCCTCTGCTACGGCTGAAATGCAGTCCCATTTTGAGTCTGCGGAATTGTATCGTAAGTGAACGTAATTGGTTTTTCCATCGGCAACCGTGGCGGGGAGCGTGGCCGGGATAGATTGATAAACGGCATTCCACGTCAGCGTCCGCGGACCGCCGCTCGCCAGAATGCGAATCGTCAGCTCCTGTCCATTGACGGGCGTGCCAAGCGGTGCGTTGATTGCAGCATTTACGCCCAAAGCCGTGATATCGTACTGGCCTTGTTCACTGGCCCATGGCGTAAGACTAGCTCCCGTCGTAACCGTATAGGGCGCCGACAGCGCGTTGATATTGTCTCGCAATGTCCAATCAGCGAAGGCCAGATTGGTTGCGGGAGTGATCGCCATCGCGGTCCCGACAAATCGATTGCCGATCAATTCACAGTCCGTATACGTATTGATGTCTGACGCGGCAAAGCGGAAGTCGTATGCAGAACCATCGCCCCATACAAAGGTATTATTGCAAATGCTCACACCTTCAAACGTCTCCGTTCCCGCGCCAAAATCAAACGTCCGATATCCGGATTCGAATGTGTTACCATCCATCCGCATAAATTGGATATCGCAGCCGTCCGAACCGGTAATTCCATTTTTCGCATTCGCGAAATGATTGTTTGAAATGAGTGTGTAGTAAACTTTGCCCAACCAAATCATTTCAACCGACGTTGCCCCCCCGGTCAGCCACGAATTGGACATGTTATTTGTGAGCGATACACGCTCGCAATTCTCCAAGCGATATCGTGTGGCTGCACCCGGCGTCTCTTCTTGTAAGATGTTTCCATCTACTAAAATGTCGGTACACAGTTCAGTTGAATTTTTCCCCTTAATGTAAATAAGGTTATATGCTGCGGCAACACTGTTATAAATCGTATTCCCGCTGATGACCACATTGTGACAGGCTGAACCGCTTGCAACGTTGTGGGAACATACATAGATCCCATTGGGTTTTGCGGAGTCGGCCGGAACGTAGCCGTCCATGATGATGCGATTGCCCGTAATAACAATATGCTCTGCACCGTCCTGCACCTCGATGCATGCGGGACTCCCATGGCTGCCCTTTTCCGCCGGATTTGTAATCAAATTTCCGGCAACGTAGACGTACTGGCACATATCATTTACGCCAATAGAGTCGTCTGTCGACCCATTGATCGTATTATTTACGACTCGCACGTTGACACAATAGGTCAGCTCAATACCTGCTCCGTGAGCATCACCAATCGTGACATTCTGGATGTCGACCCGCAAGCAGTTTTTAAAGTCAACACATCCCGCATTTCCTTTTGCGTCGGTGGTGCCGATTCCTGATTGCCCGGTGGTGTTGCCGTCAATCACCATGTCGCGCAAGGAAATGTCAGTCACCTGTGTCGTTGTGTTTGTGCCGTCCCAACCTTCCTGCGTAATGAATCTGGAGTCTTGGGAATCCGCGAGAACCAGGATTGTCCCATTACCAGACCCCTCCAGTGTGGTTCCAGATTTCAGCTCGATACGTTCAGCAGTAAACGTGCCTTCCGATAATCGGACTACACCGCCATCACTTGGCAATGCGTCGATAGCTGCTTGGATTTGCACATTGTCTTGGGTGCCGTCGCAGATGTAATCAGCTCCTGCTTTCCCGGCAGCCGGTAATGTCGAACTAGCGACGAAGGTAACACCCCCGCCGCTTGAGTCTATTCCACGTAATGCCATTAGAGTACGCCTCCCACTACTGTGATGATGTCGCCCGACGTGCCTTTGACCCTGATGTTGGCCAAATTGATCAACGGCAGTTCGTGCCATTCGCCTGGCTCCAACGGGATCTCGTCACCGAGGTCGCCTTCAAGTGATACATTGCCGGTATTCGTCGATGGCGCGGTGATCGTACCGGACACGATCTCGTTGTTGGCGGACAACGCTTGCCATGCTGTTGTGATCGTAATCTTACGACCGATTAGTGAGTTCATTTTATTCCTCGTGACATGCGGGGTTGTAATGGGAGCCGCATGGGGAATCGCCGATTACCGGCGAGTACGTGTTGACTTCTTCTTCGCAGCTCGCTTCCGGACCAGTGGTTCAGGGGATATCGTCTCCACCTCTACATCCTTTTCATTGTCGGCCAGGTCGAGTCGATCCAATATGCCGTTAATAGCGTCGGTCACCTTCTTGTAGGCACTGTCACTAAGGAGGGGTTCCTTCCCCGACTTTTTTCGCCAAGATCGGAAGACGGTAAATCCCCAAAGTGCGATCGCAATAATTGCAAGCCAGGAAAATCCCCCGCTCATCAGGCCGAGTAGACTTGCCCAGGGAAAAGTCAGTAGTGGGGCCGCATCAAGAGGCGGGATCTGAAACTGATTCACGGGCGGAGCATTCGGCTGGAAAGGTCGCCATGGCTCTTTCGGGTCGGTTTCAGGGGCAGGTGTAGGTGTCCATGGGCAAGGAGCGTTACGGTCCTGATCGGCGATAGGGGCAGCGACAATGGGCAACGGGGCAACGTCTCGACCGTGCTGTGCATCAGGTGCAGGTTGCCGCGTCGGGACAATTTGCACTTGCGGTGCGATCTTTCGAACGTACCTTTTTACTGTCGAAACAATCCGCTGTGCCATGGCCTTGGGACTGCCACCGTAAGCACCCTGGAAAACGACAATCGATGAGTCGCCGTATTTCCCTGATTCCGGCGGCTGCACCAATACTGTAGGGTAGGCCTCAAATTTAACATTCTCAAATTGCCAGTTCTGACTTTTATTCTCAATCATGTACTCGCAATAGTGAGCCCATGATTCTTTTGGTGCATTCGGGTCGGCTAGCGCTCGCAGCCAGGGGTCGGACCGCCAGGCTTTTTTCAATTCGAGACAAGGCTGGCACCCCTTCGTCGAGATGACGGAAATGAACCACTTGTCGACATCGCTGGTTGGCGGCTTCATAGCCTCGATCACGGCATCGGTGCCGTTGGTCTGGTGGCCACCGTTGATGTGCTGGGTAGTATTCCCCAGCCGGGCAACTTCTGCCGTATGTACGGCGTCGAGCCCCTGGGCCGACACGCAAAACGCAGTCAGCAAGAGCACGCAGGAGAGAAATGGGTTACGCATGAGCTTCGGTCTCCAAAAAAAAGGGTTACTTGTTTACCACCACTGCACGTAACAAGGACGATTTGGACGCGGAGGGTAGTCAAGAATAACAACCCACTGTCCGCTCGCCAGGTGCAATCGGCGGAAACCTGATTCATCATATTCATCTATACGGTCCGTACTGTTGTTATTGCAGACGTACCATGTATTTTTCTGAGGATCATGTCCAACTAAAGTTTGAAAGTGCTGCCGCCCAGCTCCGATCGCCGCCCCGCGGCCGGTATGGCATGCCCATGTCATCCAGTCCCATGTGTTGGAACCGGTGATATTATATGCTCGAATTCCGCGCTCCCGGCAATAACGAGCCACGCGACTGGGGCCAGAGCCGCCTCGTTCTTTTTTCCCGTACACTGTATCCCATAAAAGAGTGGCAGCCGCCGGCACATTTTGATCGATGCCCAACATACCAATACTGCACTGCACACAAGAGCCATCAGGGTTGCGAAACCATGCACGAATTTCCTCCGGTAGATCAACGTCAATCGGGGTTGCGAAAACAGCCAACGGCATCAGGGCAGCCAGGACAGCTGCGAAAACAATACTACGCAATCTCATACTACTTAATCCAAACTCCAATGTTCCCATTGAGGTAGCCCACGACACTAATCACAATCATGGTGAAGACCGCCAAACCCAATACGCTCGGGACAAGGCTGGAGTCTCCCACGTATCCACCGGACCGCTCGAGCATAGAGACAACCAATGCGATCACCAAAAATGCAACCAAAACAGTCACTAGCAAGATAGGAAACGCTGACAAACCAAACCTCGGGCAAAAGTCGCGGTAATTACTTTCCTGTAAAACCGAAACAATACCAACTAAGTGGGGGAGTTTGAATTGAAGATTATTTTTTCCTGGCGAGAAGATTCAGCTCGGGATGCAGCTGCTGCCAAAATAGAATGCCCTCGTATCGAGCTAATTCGGCTGGCTCGAGGGTCAAGTGTGCCAGAATCCCCCCTGGATCGCGACGGTCGCAACGAAGCTTGCTCCGGACAATCCTCGCCTGCGTCTCGATCTCATCGTAGTCCGGTTGCCCCGGCCGCGGCCGGATCTTGCCATATTGACAGACGAGCCTGACCGTCTTGCGGGTAACGCGAAATCGGATCGCAAGCTTGCGCTGGGACATTTGCCCCTGGTGATCGAGGATCTCCTGCTCCGTTATTCGAGCTATAAAATTCATACTGAAATCCATTTCAGGAGCCGAGATTATTCAGAAGCCGAAATCTGACTGCCGGTATTGCGGACCGGGATCGACATCCACTCTGGCATAGGCATCTGATGCGCCGCCATATTCCTGTGCCCAGACCCCCTCGGTGTTAAGTCCTTCCGCCCAGGCCTCGCCGTTAGGGATCTGTGGAGTGCCCCAACGCAGGCGGCGGGTTCCCAGGATCATCTCCTGTGGATTGAGGTGAAGCCCCTTGACGACATATTCACCGTCGACTCGCTGCTGCAGCCATAGATATTCGACTACCAGGCTCAGTACGACTTTGTCGCATTTGGTACACCGAACGACTCCACCGCGGTCCAACCAGAAGATCCGACCACTGCATCGAGAGCACGGCCGCGGACCGCTAACTGGTTCCGGTGGAACTGCCGGCGCCGGCTCCGTAACTACCCCCTGTCCCATGTCGTAACTCTTCGCAACACTTTGGCGAATTTGTTCTGCCATCGAAGCCATAACTTCCTCCATGAATTAAAGTTGAACGCCAGCCTTCATCAGGGCGAGCCTGACAGTGTCCACTGCTTCTTTTATATCCGCGGTGTCTGGCACAGCAATCAGAATACGGATCTCCCCCTCTGGTCTCTTCTTCAACGTATACTGATTGCATGTTTCCGTGAGGGACAATCCAAAATCAATATCGACATCCACTTCTATCGTGCCGCTTAACTTCAACATGTCAGCTCCTTAAAAGCCTGAGTCAGTGCCAGTGCCGTGGAGTAGACCATAATATCGCCACTCTCGCCCGCCAACTACCCGATTCTGTTTCCGCTCGACCTTCATGAAGATCCGCTTGACCTCCTTACCAAACTGCCGTTCCCCCAGCGACCGATAACCGCTGTCCGCGCTCCACTCTTTATATGCAGTGTATAGATCCCTGACAATTACGAAATCCTCCTCCGCCCCAGCGCTACACTTTTCCTTCAGGAAGGCCTTTGCTGGATTGACTTCAGTCCGATAATCTTCGAGCGCGGATTCGCATGCCGCAGGCTTAGTAAAATCCTTCTGATCCAATAGCCGCTTCAGCCCCTCTAGCGCCCAGTTAAATATTCCCGGACACTCGCCAGATGCCTCCCATACCATATGATCATCTAGACCCCAGATCTTATCGTCATCTTTGATTACAACGTCGAACGGAACCAGAAGCATTCGTCGCCACAACCCACCAGTCCGATCACTAAAACGTGGCCGGTTGTTAAACGCCAATATTAACTTCGCCGTTGGTGAAGTGTTGATCGACGGCAAGCCTTTGCGGTCAAAGTCCATCCGCTCGCCTGTGGTGAAAGTCTTTAATTTGCCTTCATCCGCTTTGTCAAGTTCGCCACAGTCGCTAGCGATATTGGCCATTTTCCCCAACGTACCGATCAGGGCAAACCGACTCGAGAACGACTCGAGGGGAATGTTCGACACATTCTGCGTTCCGAGCATAGCGGTCAACCCCGCGAGGAAAACGGATTTACCATTACCACCCTCACCCTCGATCGCTAAAAACCGTTGTCGATCGAGCTTCGGGTATAGTAAGTATCCGGCCCACTCTTGTAGCACCGACACTCGCTCCAGATCGCCGCCCATGTTCGATATCAACGTATTCGTCCACCGTGGGCAGATGGCTAGCGGATCAAATTCATAGGGTAGTAACGTCTCGGAAAACCACAGGGGAGTAAGCTCTTGCAGCATGGTTTCATCGCCTCGGATGTATGCCTTGAGATCAAGCAACCCGTTTTGTAAGGCAATGTGGTGATCGTGTGTTTTGTCATGCGGCTTATAATCGATTATCGTCATACTCTCTCAGCTCCCATCATATCTAGTAAGGCCTGAAAATCAGTAGTCTCGTACATGTTCATAATTGTAACTTTGTGTTTACCGTAGCGATCTGGAATGACGGTTACCTTTGGCGACCATGGCCACCGAAAGTCCTCACGGAATTTCAGCACAAGAGTCCAGGTGCCGTCATGTGCCTGAGTGCCTCGGATGTCCTGCAACAACCAATGCCCCGGCAGAATCCCGTCTATGGCAACGTCGTTGACGGTGGTCATTGCATCATGGATTGTTGAGGCCATCCCCCAGTCCGCATTCCGAACAACAAATTCAGTATCAGCGTATCCAATCATGTTACGTCCCACTTCAGAAGCCTTCGCCACCATGAAAGCTTCCGATCAAATCGCCAACACAACCCGTCTTTGTTAATCTTATGACATTCGCCCCAGGGTTCAGCGAGGTGATAGTATTCAAGCACGGCTAAACATCTATTGTTACCATGAAGAACCCGTTGAAACTTGCAGTCAATACAGGCGTTTGTGCCGGGATGTTTTACCGGTTCCCACCCCTTCATGGTGAATGAGTCGCCGTTGTCACTGAGCGTGAATTTAACGTATGTGCATGACGTACAGCCGATTGCGGCTAACCGTTCGTTGATGGCTCGATCGTCTTTCATGATATCTCCTTATTTTACCTTTGCGATTAACGTGTCGATTGCGCGACACTGTTTAATTATTGCAAGCCGATCGTACTTCGAAAGCAACTCGATCGATTTGCAGTATTCCATTAAGGCCTCTACGGTTGCGATCAACTCCTCACGATGCCCCACTCGATTTTGGGAGTTTTTAAACCGACGAATCATATCCTGTATTGCGTACCGGATAGTACGCGCCTTGGTGGAGAACTGCATCTCTGATCGTATTCGCTCAATAGCCTGCTCGTCTTGCTCGGACAAATAAATGGTCCGCTTTACTTTTGATTTATTATTCACCGTATTAATCCTTTCGATTATTGCGGCTGCCGCAATTCAGGTGGCCTTCCTGTCGGAATCAAAAATCCATAGTCCCAGTCATCAGGAGCATCGATCAATCCGCCACCATTTGGATATGGATCGTGTTCAACTTCTCCTTGATACCCAATTACCGAATGCCGATTCCCCCGTGGACCTTCCCCGCTGATCACATGCCACCCCCAATCCTTAATCAACTCGTCTCTTGCATCACCAGTCAGATTTACATCTAAATAAAACATGCCTATTTTGGACAACCATTTATTGGTAGATTTTCGCCAATTTGGAGCGACAAAACAAAAGTTGGGGATCGTAGCGGGATCTTGCTCAACAAGGCAACCAATACATACAGCAAAGCAGTTGTTCGTGCCTTCTCCCTGAAAATATCTGAGCATCATATTAATCCTTACTGTTGAGGTATTGCCACCAGGTTGTTTTCAGCCACTACTTCTCGATCGACTTATAGGTGGCAAAATTCGGGGCCCCCGTACTGGTACAGGCAAATAGGTGGCGTATTGAAAGCAGCTCTGCGGTTGACGTGGATGTGCGGACCGCCATGATGAGTTCATACATGATACTCGCACATCTTTTATTGGCGCAAATCATTTCCATCATATCAATGTCACCACAGGCGACGTAACAGTCCCGAACGTATCTTGTTTCAAGATTGAACTCCAGAGCCAGGGTGAGGAGTCGCTCGACTGACCGCGGATTACCTGTAGCCTGAAACAATTTCCACCGCTCAAATTCGTCGAACGCCAGTGCCATTTTCCGTGTATGATTCATACAAAAATATCCGGCTCCACTTGAGTCTTGGCTAACTTCCTGGCGTGCCGTTGGATCGCCTGGACCGCTTTCTCGAAACTGAACGTCCGCATCAGCGTGATGTAACCAGCCGATGTGCCCAGCGTCTGAGCGATGTACCACATGTCGTTCTTCCGCTTGTGCCGTTTGGTCACGGCCTTGCGAACTATCTTGTATTGCCCGCCATCGGCAAACCATTCTCGACCGTTGTCGCAACGACGCCCGACAAGGTCTCCGCCAGCTACCTGGAAATCTACAATGACGTTTGGGGCGATTAGCCCTCGATCACACCGTATGTCGCCGTCTACGGTTTCCATCCTAATAGGATCACCTCCGACATCGACGTTTAGACTATTGACATGCCCAGTACATTGAATCCGCCGGCCATCAGCGAACGCGATGATTAAATCTGCTGCATTGTGTACATTTCCAAAAGATGGCATCATCTCTCCAGTAGTGGATTGATCCACCGATTAAGTTCTAAGTCTGAATCTTTTAATATGACGTCGCCCATCAATGCGTTCACCGCATTGAGTACAACTCCCTGGACAACCTTCCGGACTTCAGGCAGATTACCATCTGCCGCGTTGGCCATTACATCACGATGAATCCGATCGAATTCCTCCTTGATTTCCCTGGTCAATACTCCGCGTATGATTTGATCATCGTCGCATTCATACTTTTTTTTCCAAGTCCGCCAACACCCTTTCCAGTGCCGCAACGTATAACCATCAGTATCGTGTTTACAATACCTCTCCAGATACAATCTGGCCAGTCTATGTGGATCGTCATCAGCCTCAAGCTTGTGGACAGCCTGGCTGACGGTCACCGGCTTTGCGGGTTCGACCGCCATGGCCAGCGTTAGCAACTCCTCAAAGGTATGCCCATCGTTAAAATAATCCCGCAGATCCTTACCGTGAAGCGGAGCCACCTCATACGGCAATCGGATATGCCTGACCTCAGAAGCAACTCCAGTCAACCATGGAACCCACTTATCAACTGCTCCAGCTTCCCCGGCTACATCGGCGTCATGGACGACCATCACTCGCCGCCCCGTAAACGGACCGGACATGCCCGCCTTTGGAATCTCACTTGCACCGTTTGCGTTGGTAATGGCTAGATGCGTATCTCGCAACTCATCAGGAATCATCGATAGCAGCGCCAACATGTCGACCGGTCCCTCGGTCTTCCAAATAGTCTGGGTAGCTGGGTCAGTCCCACTATCGATCGCTGTTTTCTGCCAGGCATGCAATCCGATCAGGCCCGGCTGACTGCCCGCGGTGGTCTTCATTTTCTTTCGGGTCGAAATCCCCTTCGCATGAAACACCGGCAGAGTGCCACCAGTCCGCTCCCACATTACCCAGCCACACGGTTCCGCATCAAGCCCCATGGGGCCGATCACGGGGACCGTTACCACATGGTTAGATTGCCGGTAGACCGCCAGTCGCCCGCCAGCGGCCAGCACGGCATTGGCATTAATCGGCAGCTTCGTCTGGCCCCACATGTCGACCAAATTGTGGCACCATGGCTTGAATTCAAGATGATCAATAGGATTGGTCGGCGGTCGACCTCGAGGAAGCGTTACGCCAACGACTTTTGCGTAATGTTTGCGGGCTTCTTTCCAGTCGGTGAACTTGCCGACTCGCACAGCCATCTCATAGATGCCAGCCGCAACTCCATCGCCGCCATGATCCTTGTACGTACCAGTCCGCACGTTCACCGCAGCAGACGGCGTACGGTCATCGCGACCATACGCTCGGGCTTCGATCCATCCACTTTCGGACGGTGCTTGGCCCGTAATTTCCACACCTAACTGGGCATAGGTATCTCGCAGGTCGAGGCCTGAAAGTATTTCTAGATTAACCTGTGCCCAGTCGACTTTGGTCATAAGAGCATCCGTGAGGTGAGAGGTGAATTCCTTTTCCGACGACGGAAAGGCTAGCCGTTGACACTCTCACCATCACGGGTGTATTGGGGATTTTCAGCCCAGAACATCACCATCGCATCTTCGATCTCGGTAGCCTTCGAAGGACCGACCTTGGGGATTGCCGTCAATGGGTCAGTTCGATCGGCCAAATCGCCAATCGTCGTCAATGTCTTTTCGGGATTATCGCGCAGCACCGCCAGGGTGCCGGGGGAGATCTTCGTCGTTGTCAACGGCACCGCTCGCCATTCATCAGACGATACGGTCACTTCTTCCTCGACCACCTCTTCCTCGACGTCGTCAACCTTTTTATCAAACAGCGGCATACGCTCCGGACCGCTCTCTAGAATCTCTTCGAGCTGGTCCGTTAG